CTCTATTATACAATCTAAAATTCAATTTCAACGGAATCATTTTGAAACTTAGAGTTAAACTCCATACTTATGTTCATAGTGACATTTGCTAAAGGAACATGCTCCTTAAGGAAGAAGGTTCTGTCAAATAATGATATCAATGAGTAGTTTACTGCTGTTCTTGCTTTCCCTTGGAAAAACTTAGAACACATAGCTATAATCTGTTTGTTAATTTTAAGTTCGATTAGAACCTGTGAGGCTATGATGTCATATTTCAAATTTTGGATTTTTTTGAACAATTTGCGTGACTGTTGAACTCTCACACTAGTGTTCATAGATTGAATACTATCAGTCTTAATAATGAAATCTATGTACTCCTGTAATGATTTGTCATCAGTTTCAAACGTGAGCATCAATCCATCCTCTTTAACCTCATGAGAAATCAACTGTGTTATGAGATCTGTTGCATCTTCTAACTCTATGTTTTCATCAGTCTCCTGATTTGTATTTGTGTCCCAGTCCCACAACCCAAGACTTTCTTTAGTTAGATCACTAATAGTGGGTTTCGGCACATCTAAATCATTTAACACCGAGAGTAAAGTATCCCGGTTCTTGTATAAAACGTGGAAATTCTGGTTCATTGCCCCTATTGCTGAGATATCACTCAACTTCAATCCAAAAACCCTAAAATCATACTCTTCAGGGACTTTCTCATCAGTTGACAGTAATCCTGTTTCGACTCTGTAAACCTGTCTACCAAAACCATCAACTAGTTTTGTCCATTTTTCATCAATTTCCATATCACACAATGGGAATGAAGTGTTCTGAAACATGTTTGTGTCTAATATTTTAAAACCAATTGACTCAGTACTCTTAATCACCATCCTCTCTCTCAAAACCCATTCGCCCCTGTCCATTTGATCTATAATTTGATTCACTGGCACATCAATTATTGAGGACAACTCATTGAAGAACAAATAAAGGATCTCAGGGTCGTCCAATTTTATTTTGTGTATAGTGTATTTCCTTTTTGAATTGCTAAAGTAAACAACCATTTTCATTGAACCCATGAACAAGTGTAGCTGGAAGTCTCCATAGTAGCCTTTTTCTGAATATTTCTGTCTGATGACCCATGTGTGTAACACCATTCCTATTTTCCCAGACCATTCCTCCACATTATTTAATATCCCATGAGCTATAGCACACATCATCACTCTCTTTTTTGTCTGTTTGCTTGGTCCTGGATCCATCATGAACTGATTTATTTGAACTTCATCAACAGAATCCCACATTGATTTCTTACTATCTCCAAACTTACTTAAAATTTCATGGTTATGACACAAATACAAATAATCATATGTGTCGAAAGTATTCTTTCTATCTAGATATGTGGAAGAGAATTGTGTGGTTAGCCCTGCACTTGTGTTTCTCTCAATAAGTGTTTCGTAAGTTCTAACAACGTCAGATGATCCTGATCCGTATATAATACCCTTAAAAGATTTATCTCTTAATGAGAATAACTTCAGGATCAGCAGCAATAAAGACTTAGTTTTGTCTTTGATTTCTCCTCCAAAC